TTACTCCATTATCGTGGAGATATACTCTTCATATCTATTCATCGAATCCATGTCAATCTTTTTGCTGACATGAGAATAAATATCGGATGTTACTTGAATACTTTTGTGGCCGAGGCGCTCCTGAACATATTTCATAGATGCCCCGGATTCTAAAAGTAAAACAGCATGAGTGTCCCGAAGGGCATGAATGGGCAATTTGGGTAGACCTGCTTTTTTTAGTATACGTTCAAACGCATTGAATAAAGATGATTTAGGCAGGGGAGATCCATCTTTCCGCGCAAACACTAAGTTTAATTCATGAAGGTAAACTTCATTAAGAACGAGCTTATCGTCATTTTGACGTTTTTTTAAATCGTGTAGATCATTAACCAATTGTTGATCAATAGTTATAATTCGCTTTGATGTAAAAGTTTTCGGGTCACTAAATAATTCATTCTGATTTTTCGCCCTAAAATCAAGAGTTTTAGATATATTAATAGTTTTATTCTTAAAATCAATATCTGTCCACCGTAAAGCCGCAGCTTCACCTTTTCGCATTCCAGTGTTTAGTAACGTCTTGAAGAAAATATAATATATATATCCGTATTGATAAGCTGTACGTAAAAAAAGCGGTAGATCATCACTGTTAATGAATTCAATATTATACTCTCTTTTTTTGTTAGTTTTAATCTCTATACCAACACATGGATTTTTTTCGATTTTGCCAAGCAATACTGCTTTTTCCATTGCATTACTCATGGTACTATGGATAATTTCCACTGTGCGTTTACTATAATTTTGATCACAAAGGTAGTTAATAAATTTTTGATATAAGATAGGTTTTACTTCTTTAATATCGATGTTTTTGAAATACGGAATAATGTGATTATTAACATTTCTTTTATGTAATTCAAATGTATTCTTGCGTACTACCCCGGATTTATATTCTTTCAACCACTCATGAAGATAATTTTTAAGGGAGTAGGGGTGATCATCCAACTCTAATCCATTAAAAATTTTCTTTTCTTCTTCAGCAGCGGCCAATTGAGCTTCTTTCTTTGTATTAAAACCACGTTTTGATTTTTCCTTAAACTTCTTGTCGATTGGATCTTTATACCGGATGCGATATTCCCATGAGCCATTTCCGTGCTTTCTAAAACTGGCCATCTTTTTTCACCTCTCGAGAAACTTACGTTCTGTTTTTAGGTTAAAAAATTTTTTCGATATTTGATAAAACTAGCTGTTCTGGGATTCCATAAAGTTCAATTGCTTCTTTCACGGTTACACACTTATTAAAAGATGAGAACAACAAATTGATTGCAAAAAAATTTGCTTCTAATTCGATTTGATCTGTTGAGAATAATGTCTTTCTTTTTAAAAAAGGAGTGTTTGCGTCCGGATGAAAGATCGCATGACCTAACTCATGAGCGCAAATAAACTCCTTGTTATGTTCATTCGCATTCTGATTAATGTGAATGACCTTAACTCTGAAATGCCTACTGTAATACCCCAGGGCTTTTCCTAAATCTTCATATACCACTTCAATTCCTAGTTCTTTTGCAATTTTAAATGGATTGTTTGTTTCAAATTTTTTTGTTATTGATTTTATCTTTTTAGTAATTGACTCCACAAAAGCACCTACTTACGATATTTTTTCGGAGTGAATTTTTGTTTTGAAATTCTTTTTGCGAGACGTAAAGAATTTTCCAGACTGGCAATTAATAACTCTTTGTCTTCTTCATCCATATCGTCAAGAGTTTGGCCGTCAAATGCGGCATAACCGTTCTTGCCTTCTAACCCTTCTATAATTTTTTGTAGCTCTTTCTGTATATCTCTTTCATCTTTTTCTGTAAGTTCCGGCTCAAAGTTTTCCTTTTCTGTTCTGCCGAGAAGGTAATCAACTGAGACGTTAAAATAATCAGCTACTTTTTGAACTTTGTCTATACCTGGAGTTTTTTCATCCCATCTTCTAATTGTTCCATTTGATAATTTGGTCTTCCTTTCAAGTTCAGCCAAAGATATTTTATGCTCTTTTGCCAACTTTTTTATCCTTTCAACTATTGTCATATCAACCATCCTTAAATGAGCCTATGACAAAAATTAAACTTTATGCTATTTTTGCGTTGACAATTAGCATATAGTTTATTAAAATGTGTTCATAAGCTACTTATTTAGCTTTCAGGACACTACAAACTAAAGCCTAAGACCACGTTCCCCAACGTAAAAGGCTGTAATTGTAGGGTTTATTCGCTATGCTTAGATATTAGCATATATCCTATTTTTCAGTCAACAAAAAGCTAAATAATTAGCAAAAAATATATAGGAGGTGTTTTCTGTGGAATTGGATTTCGGAAAAAGGGTTAAGACCTGGTTAATAATTAACGGCATGCAGCAGAAAGAATTAGCCGAAATGCTAAACATTTCTGGCCCTTACCTCTCCGACATTTTACACGGTAAAAGAGAAGGCAAAAAGGTCAGAGAGAAAATTGTCAAGATCCTGGACATGAAGGAGGTTTCATAATAGGTATGCTAACGGTTCAGGTAGATCAAGAACAAATAGAACGCCAATTTCTTGGCGAAATGCGCAAACACCTGAATGAAATTAAAAATCAATTCACATTCTGGGACATGAAAGAACTGTGTCGACAGACCAACATGAGCCCTAATTTCATAAAGGATACGTTCTTTTACGATCCTCGCTTTCCTAAGTATCGAGTCGGAAAGAAATGGCTTTTTCCAGCAAAAGAATGCGAAAAATTTCTATTGACCTGGTTGGCCGAACAGCCAAGACATTAAGATCTACTAAATGAAGGGAGGTGAGAAAATGAAGATCAAAACAAAAGAATGGCTTGCTTTAAGTGAGGCGGAACGTTTTATGAAGATTTATCAAGCTTTTGTGAAAAAGCATAAGGGAGACTTAAGAAATTTAAAACCTGACAAAATTAAGAATGCGAATGAGCAGTTAAAAAATGTTGAAAATCAAGATTGTATAAAGATGATCATGAAAGATAAACGACTAAAAGATATTGATGAGTACATTAAAGAGTTAACATCTGATTTTATTGGAAATTTTGGTTTCGAGCCTTCAAAATTTTTTCTGGCAGCGGAAGGCGACTCTCTAAGTATCCGAATGTTTCTAAATTGAATTTGAAAATCTTCTTAGTGGTTTTGATTCTTAAGATATTTTGTTTTGCTTTCATCTCCTATTTTCTTGATATGTACATTATACCAGTATGAAAGGAGTAAAGAGAATGACAAATAAAAATATTATTGTTTATTCAAAAAAAGATGGCGTCAACAGATTATTATCTATCGACACCAATGATTTGATTTCTTTGACAAAATTCATTGAAGATCATTATCCGAAAGAGAAAGATTTTATCTACGCCTTAGTGCAAGGTGTAGAAATTAAATTATTCTAGACCGATAAGCTTTTTCGTAATGCTTTCTCCGACATTTGAAAGTATGGACAAGGAAACGCTTGATAACGACTTAACGGCATCTTTCGTTTTAGACCAAACAGCATTGTCACGAATGTTGTCTAAAAATTGATGTCCATCCCAAGTAATGGAGCCAACTCCAATATGGTCAATCTTATTGTCTGCGCGCGAAACCGAACCGTTTAAAAAGTCAGCTTCGATTAACTTGGTTAAAGCGTAAACGGAAGTTTCATAGCCATACTCTTTGAATGTCTGAAAATTTTTGAGCCGATATAAAGTGACGCCATCGTTTAGAGTTAAATTTTCCTCTAATTCTAGAAGAATTGAGCGGACACAATCATGATTTAGTTTCATAGTTTCACCTCCTGTCTTATACAGGAACATTATACCAAAAAAGGAGGAGCAAGCATGTTTTTAGTCAGCTATGTATGGCTACATAATCAAATTCATGCCGTTATCAGTGAATCTGTCCAATCGCACAATCAGGCTTTGGGCAAGCTTAAACGCCAGGGCGGTACCATCATCCAAAATGAACGCAAAGACAATGCTCTCGGCTCTGTAATTGTCAACGGGAAAAAATCAGTTTGGCCTTTAACCAAGTCGGAAGGGTTGGAAGCAAATGGCTGAGGTCAAGTGGATTAAGCTAAGTACGCAAATGTTTGAAGACGAAAAAATCAAGCTAATCGAACAGATGCCGGAGGCTGACACCATTTTAATCATATGGGTCAAGCTGTTGGCCCAGGCTGGGAAAACCAATGCGTCAGGCTATATCTTCCTGAGCAAAAATATCCCGTATACGGACGAAATGCTGGCGACTATTTTCAATCGTCCGTTACCGATCGTGAGAATGGCATTACAGACATTTCAGCGGTTCGGCATGATTGAGATAGATGAGCACAATTTTATCAGCATTTTGAATTGGGAAAAGCATCAAAATGTCGAAGGCATGGATAGGGTGAGACAGCTCAACGCCGAACGAAACAAAAGATACAGGGAAAGAAAAAAACAATTACAGCTTTCTTCACCACAAAACGCAGGTGACGTTAGCGTGACATCACGTGACGGTACAGATATAGATAAAGAATTAGATAAAGATATAGATAAAGAAAATAATATATTGTCGGGTAAACCCGACGACGCATCTCCTGAAAAAGATGAAATTCCTTACAAACTGATCATTGATCTTTTAAACAAAGTCGCTGGAACAAAGTACCGTCATACTACAACAAAAACCAGGTCTTTAATTAAGGCACGCTGGAATGAAGGCAATCGATTTGACGACTTTAAACATGTCATTTTAGTTAAATGGGAAGAATGGCGCGGTTCTGATATGGACAAGTATTTAAGACCTGAAACGCTGTTCGGTACTAAGTTTGAGAACTATCGTAATCAAAAGCCAAAAGGGGGAAGCCGCATTGATCCAGGAACAGAAGACCAATACTCGGGCCTCTTTTAAAACAATTAGCCCTAAGTTTAAAAGCCTGGCTCATTTGATTCCCGAGAAGATCGGCACGCGCATATGCCCTGATTGCGGGACTGAAGTTCCTATTTACCGCAAGGGAGAAAAAGAAATCAGCCATTGTTTGACCTGTGATAACAAAGGGTTGGAAAAAGAAATGAATGAGTTCAAGCGGCAATCCGAGGCGGAAGCTTTCTTCTGGAATAACAGCCTTATCCCGCCGGACACGAGAGATAAAACATTCGAAAATTACCCTTTGAAAACTGCTACGGAATCACAAATTGCCGCCTTTTCTAAAATCAAATGGTATGCGGAAAATTTTGGACAATGGGAGGGCTTTGATTCTCTCATGCTACAGGGGTCTTACGGAGTCGGCAAAAGCCATTTAGCCCACAGCGCTGCCATGCATATAAAATCTCTCGGTAAAAAGGTGGCATTCATCAATACGAAAATGCTGCTGCGCCGGATACGAAACGCTTACGGTGAACGGTCAAAAGAAACTGAGGAAGGCATTTTGCAAAACATTGAAAAATCGGATTTTCTCGTCATTGATGATTTGGGCGCGGAGTATGTCAAAAAGGACAAAGGCGGCGAGGAATCCTGGGGTGCTGATCTGATGCTGTCTATTGTGGAATCACGGGAACACGCTCCAACGATCATCACGACCAACTACAACAGCCAAGATTTAAAAAATAAGTATGGACAGCACGGCGGGCGAATCGTTTCACGCTCTTTAACCGGCGCCAAAGTCATTAAAATTCAAGGACCAGATAATCGTTTGGAGGTGGCGACAAGTGGATGGTAAGGAATTAAAACCGATCATGCCTGGTGTGTGGGGGCATCTTGAAACCAACAAAACACCAGAGGAACTCAAACAAGGATTGAAGGAGCTAGAAACAAAGCTCGAAAACTTGCTGGACTATTGGTCAAATGTACGGAGGGATAACGCATGAAACACGGAAAGCGACCAACACGCGCGCAAAAGAAAATCATTAAAAAGAACGGCTTAAACCCTGAGAACTGGCTTATATCAAAGAATCTACAGCATGAACAAAGATTAGTAGTTGTTCACCGCCATACCGGGACCATGCGGGAGTGTTGGACGTGAAAAAGACTGCCCGCGCTGATCGTTTAGAAATTGCCCTAGACAATCTGAATTATGAATGGTCATATGTCCAGCTTTGTAAATTGATAGATTACTGGTATGACGGCAAATCATTATATGACGTTGCCGATCTTCTGAGAAGAAAACCGGACGAGCTTTTGATTCTGATTGTGGACCTTGCAAAAAGAAGGATTCTCCCTCACAGGCCATACGGTATAGCCGCGAATCCGAGAATATGGATCGGTCCCCAAAGGATGATTACTAAAAAGAACGGAGTAAGACAGCTATTCTGTGAAAGTCCTGTTTATATTCCGTTCCTTGAAAATAATTTTATTTGGTATGAGCAGGAGCTTTATAAGTTTAAAGATTTGTGGAATCGGGGTCAGTCCATTATCAAAATAGCAAAATCCTTCAAAAGAGAAATAGAAGAATTATTATTTCTCGTCATTGATCAGGGGAACAAGGGAATGATTCAGCCGCGAAATGGGGGACTTTTAGGTGAGGAAGCATCTGAACAAGAAAAAAGGCGGTTCAAGATTATCGTTTGAAAAAGCATCCTTACAGCAGCTTTTAGTGATTATCAGGTTTGAACATTGTCCAAAGCGTTATAAAAATGCCGCTTTGAAAAATCTTTTAAAGAGGTGAAGTCTTTATGACAGAACAGGAGCGTATGGAAAAAATCGAATGGATCAATTTGATCGAAAGGTACGGAAAGGAATCGCTTAAACAGAAGAGCGATGAGGAAATTGAAAAGCTTTATAACCTGGCTATGCTCAGGCAGACGGATGAAATTTTTGTATAAAAAAACCAGAGCTATTAAAAGCCCCGGAAAATAAAAACTAGACACTTTTATTTTAACACGGGGGTGCGGCTGGTGAACAGTCCTAAAGAAATCAAAGTCAATCAAGATTTATCAAGCAAAATTCAAGACGGGAAGGTCACTGTCATTGTTTTGGATGGCCTAAACGGAAAGGCTTATGAAGCACAGGCCCCGGAACACGGCAGAACGATCATTGAAACATTTAAAGGTCACTTTTCACGGATTAACCTTGAATCATCACACAAGTTCAATTAATTTGCAGGGGCTTTCCCCTGCGGGGGAGGAACATAATGAACAATGATATTCAATTTTTAAAAGAGCTGCAGGAAGAGTTAAAAACACAAGATACAGACTCCCAGGCTGCACCACGTTTTTGGGCTTTGATGGATTACAGATGGAGAGAAACCACAGAGGGAGAACATGAAAGGATAAGCATTTATTCTTCTGATGCTGGTGAATGTTATGAGTTAAATGAATATGTTGAAAACATTCTGGAAGATGAATATACCATTTACACATACACCAAAAAGGTACACACATACGCCATGACAGCTTGGAGAGCTCCAAAAGTTCAACGGCTGCTTTCAATTCTTGAGACGTTTGATTGGGATTCTTTTGAGAAAGAAGGTGCCGTAAAATGACACTTTTACAACCTTCTTTACTGCATACGATCAAGGCGCAGCGGGACAACATGATGACCATTGAAGAGCTGGCAGAGAAGTACGAACTTCATCCAGATTACGTGAAATCGATTATTGAACGCACGGACGGGCTGGCGATTATGGATCAGGAGGCGGCGAGTAAGTTCATCTGAACACCTAGAAATAATTGTGAAAAATTCACTGTTATTTACGATATAATTGATAATAATTATTCTAGGGAGATGGGCATTATAGACATTAATTTTTACTTGCAATCAGATAATGTACAAGCTGTAAAAAATATTTTCTTGAATCCAAGTTTGTGGGGGTCTTTAGCTGGGGCAACTTTATCATCATCAGCAGCTATTATCATCATGTGGTTAAATGCTGAACGGGATAAAAAAACAAAACGTAAAGATAAACTTGAAGAATTTTTGGTTGAAGCAGTTTTTTTTAGAGATTGCGTAAATCTTTTAATTAAACATATGGATGCTTATGCGTCTTATCAGCATCTTGAGGAAAATATTCCAAGACGGAATATAAGCCATAGCTTACAAGAACAAATGGGTGAAATTAAAGAAAATAAAAAAATGAACGAAAAAGATATACTTCGATACTTGAGCCAAATTAGGTCAGTTGATAGAACTAAATTTTCTTATGAATACTACCAACATTATTTTAAAATTAAATATATATGCGAAAATCAATTAGAATTTTTTTGGGATCGTTCCTTGGAAAATGACATTTCAGGAGCTGCCGAAATTATCTTAAAAGAAATTAAAGCCCTAAAAAATGAGTTGGATAAACTAAATGAAATTATATCTGCTAAAGAAATAGAATTTGAAAAAATTAAATAAGTCCTAGATGGAATACCTGCGGACACTGAACTTACAGCTTTTACGCTGTTTGTTTGGTGTCCGTGTTTTATTTGTCCCGGCTGCGGTCTAGCGAAAGGAGCAATAGACATGAAATCCACCAAAAGAAAACGCCCTGAAAAAGCACAGGAGCGCTCTGAGCGCTTTTGGCGAGAGATTATGGGGCTAAATAAGCAGATTCTTAAACGAAGGAAAGGCGGCGCTTATAAGCGCAAATAAAAGGAGGAATAAACCATGCTATTTCAATTACCCGAAATCGATAGAGAAGCGACGAAAAAGAAAATTGAAGCCATACTGGATAATTACAGGGTGGTTCTCTTGCAAGTGCCAGATGATCTACTGCCGAAGGTCACGGCAGGATTTAACCTCGTGCCGCCGTCAAATACTAACGCGTTTCATTCATCTACTGAAGATACGGCTATTCAAAGAATTGAAATGGAACAGAAACGAAATGCTTTTCTTGCAAAAGTGCAAAAGGCTGTGAACCGTTTGCCTGTCAATGAACGGCAAATCATCATCATGCGATATATGTCCCAAGATCACCGTTTTGATTATGAGGTTTACAACGAAATTGGGTTAAGCCCGCGCACATACTTCAGAATTAAGTCGCGCGCTTTTTACAATCTGGCTTTTGCATTGAAAGAAGAAGTGTATGTGAAGGGAAGTGCTTCATAATGAATTTTGTGCAGCCTATCCGGGATATGGACCAGATTTATTATATAAAGAAATTCCTGAGAGAACGGAGTGAAAGAAACTATCTGCTTTTCGTCACCGGCATAAACTCAGGCTTGCGTATATCCGATTTACTTCGTTTAAGAGTCCGCGACGCCAAACGAATGTACATTGATTTGCGCGAGAAGAAAACCGGCAAGCAGAAACGGATCAAAATAAATAAGGCACTAAAAAAGGCCTTGGCCGACTATATTAAAGACAGAGATGACCAGGAATTTTTATTTAAGAGCCGCGAAGGACTAAATAAACCGATCAGCAGAAGCACAGCATACAACATATTGAAAGAGGCTGCGGAATACGTCGGACTTGATGGGATCGGCACCCACACCATGAGAAAAACGTTCGGTTATTGGCACTATAAAAAATTCAAAGACGTGGCTCTGCTGCAAGAGATATTTAACCATTCCAGCCCTGACGTCACGCTTCGATATATCGGGATTACTCAGGACACAATGGACCAAACAATGGACTCATTCAGCTTGTAAGCTCATCTGTTTTCAAAACGGATGAGTTTTTTTCTGCCTATTTTAACGAACCAACCATAACGAGAAAGTGTCCAACTCAGTTTGGCAAAATGGGATGAAACTATGCAGGACAAAGGGTTCCGGGTTTCTGTGAATTGGACACAATATAAGATATGGTTAATTCGTGGATAAAGTGGATAAGTTAAATGGATTTTGAGTTATAATAAGTCTGAATAGGAGTGATGCAGGTGGAACTTGAGACATTTTCGGCAGTAGCGACAATAATTTCTGCCATAGCAACTGTGATTGCTGCCATAGCAACGGCAATTGCTGCAAGGGCGTCCCGTGCAGCTGCTGATGAAGCAAAAAAAAGCAACGAAATTTCAAAAAAAGAAATAAATAAAAGGGAAAGACCAGTTTTAGATTTACCAACAAAACATTTTAGTGCGAAGCTTGGATCTGATTTTTTTTCACAATGGGAAGATGGGGATCCTGATCATAAAATAAACCGCGCTTCTGATTTCTATCTGGATTTGTATAATATATCGGATACTACTGCGCGTAATGTTGTCATGACATTTGAACGTGAACATACTAATGAGGCGGTTAAAGAACTACTTGTTGATGGTGAGTGGTGTTCCTCGGGAAAAAAGCTTGGAGTAAAGCATACAGAATATGAAGGGAGATTTGATTTGTTATTTTATGATAAAGATGCTTACAAAGATAAAATTGCACCAATTGCTACTATGACAGAAGCATTAGGAAGTATTTATCCTATTAAATATAACAATGAATCGACTAAAGTACATATACCAATATACTTTACATACCTAATGAATTTTGTTTGTAATGATATTAGCATATATGAAAAACAACATAAAATTAGTTTATTATTAACTTTAAAATACAGTGATCCTTCTAATAAAAAAGAATACATTCAAAAAATACGCTTAAGACCTATGTTTAAAAAGATTATTAAAAATAGAAATGAAGGGGTTTCGTTTTTTGGGAGATTAATAAGCGAAGAGATTTCTAACGAGGAAATAATAATGGCAGAATAATGGCACAATGTTGGCGCTTCATTTCATTTTAGATCGGTTATTATGGTATTAGGTCAAAAAAACACTGTAGTGACTTCCTATTGGAGGTCGCTTTTTATGTTCTCCGTAAACTGGGTCTAGACAATTGTGGTGAAGAATGAAACCAAACGAGAAGAACATTCTGAGCCTGGATAGCGCTAGTCTTGCGGCTTTGGTATCGGGGATTTGTAAGCAGTGTGTTTTTTGGACATGCGTCTTACAATGCTTGGCTTCCTCCCGGAGTGTGTGTAAGATGTAATTTAAAGAGCGTATAGCGTAAAAGTGAATAATAAGAGAAATATAAAATTGTAAATAAGTAAATTATTGGTTCTTCAAGAAACGTTCTAAACATAAATTTGTATAGAAATATTACTAAATTACAAATGGAGTGTTGGTTTAGAATGGCTACTCTTGATAAAACCCTGTTTTCTTTTGAATATCCAGAATTTATGGCTAGTACTTGTGTAACAGGTTGGACTTATGTCCCTTGTCCAACTTGGCAGAACCCCGGTCGAATGTGTAGACAAGATATAACAGCACCTTGTATGAAAACTCGAACTAGCAGGTTTAGGGTTTATGCATATGTAAGGTATCCTGATACGCTTGAAGAAGTAGTCAGGAGTGAAATTCAGCGTTGCCATTTAATAGCAGCTGCTGTTGCGACAAATGTCGTTTATACTGCTGCTACTGCTTCATCTGTTGTTGGACCTCAGGCAACTATTGCTGCTGCTATAGGAGCTATTCCAGGAGCTCTAGAAGCTTATCTTCAATCATTTTGGAATTGTTTAACTTCACTGAATTTATCGGACGTGATAAAGCGTCAAATAGAAATAGATGTGAGGCGTGAAACCGTACGTTTAACAGACTGGAATTAGATCAAAGAAAATCTAAAAAGGCTTTAACTTGAGAATGAAAAAATCTTTCGACAAATTTCGCGAAATATTTACTTGTTTATTTTTTAACCGATAAGCATATTGGTGATAGATATTGAATGAAAAATTAGCAAAAGAAAAAAATGTAATAAAGTATTTTAAAAAAATAGAGAAAGAAGGGGGATTCGGGAACTCTGTTAAGGATCAAAATGAATTTAAGGAAAAATTAAAAGAAGATCATACAAAATCGGATTTTTTGTTATTAAAAGAACGGTATGACATTGAAATAGAGACAAATAAAGATACAAGTTTTTTTTATAATCTTATTATTACCGTTTTAATTACCGCTTTAACATTACTGTGTACTTTAATGGTCTGCTTTTTCACTATTAGTACACAAGTAATGACTTCAGCAATAAACACTAAAGTAACTACAACAATTGCTGATGAAAAATTTAAAAAAATGAGCTCTGTGGATCAAAATGATCTATTAACAGGCATTTATTCTCCAATAAAAAAAGAGATGAATGATTTAGTTTTGGGAGGCTTTTTTCCTTTTATAGCTTGTGGGACTTTTATTCTTATTGTAGGCATACTCGTTTTGATGTATCTATACACAAGAAGAGTCAAAAAAACAAGATATTATCATATGTTGATCATAGAGTGTATTTCTGATATTGAGGATAAAGAAAAAGAACTAAAACAGAGAAGAGAATATAGAAGAAAGACAAGACATTAGCGTAAATTTTATTCGACAAATTTCGTAAATGGTTACAATTTTTAAAGAATGGTCGATATTCTATTTGGGTGATAATTATGACTAGGAATTTGGGCGAATCAAAAGTAATTCTAACTTATTTAGAAAATCGCTATGGAAAGATTTTTAATTTAACGATGGACGAAGAAAAGGAACTACAAAAAACAATTATTTTAGATCATGAAGAAGATGATCTGAAAAAAATGTTTAACAGAGTAGAAGGAGCCATTAACATTGCAAAAGATAGTCAGGCTCTGAATGTTCAACCTTTTTCGTTTTTTATGGTAATGATCACTGTATTATCTTCTGCATCTGTAGGGGTATTGACTGCATCAATGGCATTGCTCAATAGCATTTTCGGAAAATATTTAGATGATAAAAAAATGAGCAAAAAAGACATTTCAGACCTGTTGACCTCATTTGATTTCACTCCTGTTTTTCAGTCTGTTATATGGGCTCTTGCGATACCATTTTTATTTGTTTTAATTGTATGGGGATTATTCCATAGGAGGGTAACAAAAAAAATCGATAAACGATACAGCGTCTATGTTTTATTGAAAGAGTGTATAGATGACTATGATAAAATAAAGCCTCAAGTAAAGCCAACAGAAGAATAATATTATGTGTTAAAAGAAAATTAAAGGCAACAATAGTAAGCATCCTAAGGGGTGCTTTTTATGTTCTCTGTAAACCGGGTCCAGTAAATCTCAGAAAAAAACAATTGGCGGCAAAGGGTGCCTCTGAGTTTGGGTCGAAGAATATCAAAGGATATTTGTTTTAAATTTTGCAGCAATAGCATGGCCTATTTAAGTTTAAAAGCCTTGACTGAGAACGTACGTTCGTTTATTATAAATAATAAGTAAAAAGTAGCAGGATTTCCCCTTTTTTTGTCGAATTGTATGTTTTGGAAATGATAAAAAGGGGGAAATGTTCTTTGTTAGAAGACAAACAATCTTATATTGCAAATTTCAATTGTACTTTTGGAAAAGAAAATCAACCTATGTTGGATTATTTTTTTGAAATTATACTACCAGCTTTTCTAAAAGAAGAAGATCAAAAAAAAGGAAGTAAAAAAAAGGATGCTGATTTCTTTTTTCGTAATGTTAAACTGACTAATGTAAAAGGTGAATTTGTCCTTGCTGGTTTAATTGTTAAAAGTACTACTTTAGAAGTGAAGTCGAGAATCATTGATGGTGAATTAGTAAGGACAAATGAAGTATATCCTTCGGATCCTTACTCTTATTTCTTAATAAATTTAAAAAACCATCGCATGGTTTTAGTTAAAAATCAAAAGGGGAGTCCAACTTTAAAGAATTTCTCGGTAACAGCGAGAGAAAAAATTAAAGCCTTTATTAGGGAAGAGAATGAAGGAAGTGAAGAAAAATTACCTAATGTCAATTTAAATGTGGTAGCTATCCCTTTTAAAGGTGCAATCGAGGAAGAGTTAAAGAAGGTAAAACAAATCAAGAATGTAACTTTAAGATTTTACCCTTTAAATGGTGATATCATTGACAATGAAACCGTCGATTATTTAACAGAATCATTAGAAAAACTTGGTTCGAAAACAGGGAATATAACATATAATACACCAACTAATAAAGATAATGTGGTATCGATTATTCAAGACACAAAAGGTTTAATGAAACCTACAATAAGAGTTAAATTTAATAATGGAACTTCTGGAACTTTAAAGGATGATTCATTTACAGAGGTAATGAGTATACCTTTAGATGAAGAAGAAACTTTCAATCAGAATATTGATGAGATTACTGGTAAGGTTATAAATAAAACGGAATTTAATGAAACAAGTGAAGAAAATAGGTCAATATACGATAGAGTGTTTACAAGACTTGAAAATGCATACAATAACTTATTTAAAAAATAGCTTTTAAAAGGTGATTAAATGGATGAGGGACAAAAAGAGCAGATACGTGAGCATATTAGAGACTTACTTAAATACAAAAGAATGAGCTCTAATCAAATATTTTTAGAAAGTATTGGTCTTTTTAAATTATCTAACGTAAGATTGTGCTTTTTAATTTTAATGTTTATGACTGCATTTATATTTCTGAAATTTATTCTATTTAATGTAACTAGTGCAGTTGATATCATATCGGACATAACAGTAAATGTTAATACGATCATAATTCCTATTTTCACTATTATTGTAACAGGGTATGCTATCTTTCAAGCACTAGCTAACGACCAAACCATGATCACCTTAATTACAGTAAAACATAAAGATCAAAGTAGTATATTTAAAATATACAACTTGTATTTTTTGGGTGTTGGAGTATTTTATTTAATTATAATAATCGTTAATTTTTTGTTGATGATTATTTTTAAGTATTTACCAAGTGATTGGTATTTGATCTACTTGAGTATTGAAACGAATGAATTAATATCCGCGTTGTTGATGAGTCTGTACATCACTTTTATATTGAATTTTTTAATTGAGCTGAAAAGTGTTATTTATAACTTGTTTCAAGTTTTCATTACTAATGCTGCATCGAATGGTATAAACTATTTAAGTGAAATGGAGAAAGAAGAAAAAGATAATTAATCACCCTAAGACATCCATAACGGGCTGAGACCTTTCTAACTTTGAAAGGTCTTTTTTTGTTTGAAGGAGGGGAGCAAATTGTGTATTGAAAAACCAAGCCTTACTAAAGGCTTAAAGTTATCTAAAGAAAAGCCGCCATTGTTGCGGATTGAGCTTGATGATATTAATTCAATTCCACATGTTTTATACAAAGGCGAAAAGATCACCGACCGGATTGAGATAGATTTCGAATGGCGAACAGCAGATGCCGAGCATATCGGATCTGCCTATTTTCGTATTAAACACAGTATAGATCGCAATGGCAGACCGGCAGTAGAGACCAAGGAATTGGAGATTGGTTCGAGAGTGTATGAATAAACCTTTAAAACCCTGCAATGAACCGGGCTGTCCGACTCTCACCCGGGAAGGTTACTGTGAACAGCACAAGCGGACAAAGCCATTCTATGATCAATACCGTGAGTCAGCCGCCCGCCGGGGGTATGACAGCAAATGGCGGAAGGCAAGGCGGGGGTATCTCTCTAAACACCCTTTCTGCTCTTCCTGCACGATGGAAGGCAGGAGGGTTCCGGCGACAGTCGTTGACCATATCATTCCGCATAAAGGAGACAAAAAACTATTTTGGGATTCTTCTAACTGGCAGCCGCTGTGTACGCCCTGCCACAGTAGGAAGACCGCGAAGGAGGATGGAGGCTTTGGCAACAGAACATCAAACCTGCGTATGTGATCACTGCGGAACCAAGTTCCATATCAAAGGATGTTCGAAAGTTAGGAAGTATGACAACGGGGGGCGGCGGCATTACATCAAGTGTCCTCGGTGCCAGACTGAATACAGGTCCTACTACACGAACGAGAAGATCAGGCGCATGCAGCAGAAGGTAAAGAAGCTGACTGTACTACGTCTCAAAGCACAAGCTCAAAAGGGAATTGACGTATACAAACAAAAATACACGCAAGCTCGAAAAGAATTAGAGACGGCCATGTTGCAGCTGCGGGAGGAAATGGAGACCCCCCGCCCTTAAATCTCTGGAAAAGATTCGCTGGAGACCGCGCTCCCCTCCACATTTTGAAAAATTCCCTAAATGAAATTTCGGAAGGAGGTGAGGGAATGGCAAGACCAAGGCAACCGGTTGATTTATTGCTTGTGAAAGGCAAGAAAAACCTGACAAAACAAGAGATTGAGGAACGAAGAAAGCAGGAGATCAAGGCGCCAAGCGACAAAGTAAAGGCGCCTTCTTATTTACCGAAAGACTTAAAAAGGGAATTCAAAAAAATAGCGGACGAGCTGAAAAACATCGGAATTATGACGAATTTAGATGTTGATGCGCTCGCCCGTTTTTTATATTCACGGAAGCTCTACCTTCAGGTGACGGACCAGCTGCTTGATCAGGGGCCAATGAAAACAATAGTCGTCAAAGATGTGGATGAACAGGGAAATATCGTGGGGGAAAAAGAAAAAACGGTAGTCAATGAAGCGTATTCGGACTTGCTTATCAATCAAGATAAACTATTCAAACAATGCCGGCAGGCTTCCAGTGATTTGGGCTTAACCATTTCCTCGCGCTGCAAGCTCGTGATTCCTAAAAAGGATGACGACAAGCCGAAATCAAAAGAGGAAGAGCGGTTCGGGGGCAGGATGTAATGCAAGAGGTCACCGCTGAAATTCTGATTGAGCGTGTATGGGCGTATTGCGAAAAAATACTTTCCGGTGAGATAAAGGCTTGTCAAAAGCATAAATGGGCTGTGCAGCGATTTTTTAAAGATGTTGAGGCGTTAGCGGACCCGGATTGCCCCTTTTACTATGACGCTGAAGCAGTGCTGGATTTTTACGAATGGGCGCGGCAGTTCATGCATGTTGAGGGGATACTTGCGGGTGAGCCGATTGAGCTGACGGACTTTCAGCTTTTTATTGCGGCCAATGTATACGGCTTTTTTAAAAAGGAAAACGGTGCCCGCCGGTTCCGAAAAGTTTATATCCAGCTGGCTCGTAAGAATGCGAAATCGCAATTTCTCGCCCTCATGGCTTCTTATGAAGTGTTCCCGACAACCGAAAAACATCGGGTGTTTATTGCTGGATGGTCCCGGGAGCAGTCAGACGAAGTTTACCAGGCGATTCTTGAACAGCTGCAGCATGCTCCGATCCTTGAAGGAAAATATACATCTGCAAACGGCCGGGTAAAAAAGTATAAAACGAACTCAATAATTCAACCTCTTTCCCGGGAGGCGCGGAAGCTCGGTGACGGTAAAAACCCGTCATTGGGAATTGTGGATGAATACCATGCACATGAAACCAGCGAAATTTATGATGTGCTTGACAGTGGTATGGTCGCCCGGCGCAGCCCGTTAATGGCAATCATCACGACAGCCGGGTTTAACATGGAGCGGCCATGTTTTAAGGAATACCAATATACAAGCAAGATTCTCGATCCTGATGCTGACACAGAAAACGATGACTATTTTGTCATGATCTGCGAACTAGATCCTGATGACGACATAAAAGACGAATCAAACTGGATTAAAGCCAACCCTATTGTTGCAACGTATCCGGAAGGTATGGAGTCACTACGCTCTGCCTTAAAGGTTGCGCTCGAAGTTCCAGAAAAAATGCGCAGCTTCCTTACCAAGAATATGAACCGATGGGTTGATCAAAAGGATAACGGCTATATGAAAATATCAAAATGGCGCGCGTGCAGCGGTGAAATTCCTGATCTGGAAAACATGCCCGTATATCTTGGGCTGGATTTGTCCATGACTACCGACTTAACATCAGTCGGCTGGGTTGGTGTTCTTGATGGAATCTATTATGTCGGACAACATTCCTTCATGCCTGAAGGGCGCGCAAAAGAAAAAATGGCGACGGATAAAGTGCCATATGATCTGTGGAAAGAGATGGGCTATATTACGTATACGCCTGGCGACGCCGTTGATTATCAAATAGTTGAAAAATGGATCATTGAATTTATTTACAAGCATCGGTTCCGGCCACAGGAAACCGCATATGACAAATGGAATGCCTTGCATTTGGCTCAACGGCTTGAATCTAAAGGCCATACCATGGTGGAGATTCCGCAAAGAATTAATCATCTATCTTTGCCGACAAAAGACTTTCGTCAAAAAGTATATGACGGCAAAGTTGTTCACGGGGATGACCCGGTTTTAAATTGGGCGATCAATAATGCGATCATGAAAATTGATCCTCAGGAGAATATCATGCTGGATAAAGCAAAATCTCCGCAAAGAATCGACCCGGCTGTAGCTGTTATTAACGCATACGCCAGGGCGATGTATCACGAAACAAACCAAAAAGTAGACTTGAATGCACATTTCATGTCTGATAATTTCAGCTTTTAGGATGTGAGAGAATGAAAAAATTCCTGGCCTTTCTGCTTTTAATTTTAAATGATCTGCTGTTTGTGGCGGGGGCCGCCTTTATCCTTGCAGCTGCATACAGAGTTAACACAAACATCGGTCTGATTCTGACGGGTGTATTTTTTATGTTTTATGCCTATCTCCTGACAAAGAAAGGGAGGTGAAATAATTGCTAATTGATCGGGTGTTTGAGAAACGAACTGATTCCAAGGATATTAACGGCTTCAATGATTTGTTTTTAAATTTATTCGGCGGCAGACAGACGGCAAGCGGCGAAAAAGTGAATGAAAGAAATTCGCTTGTGCAGCCGGATGTTTTTGCCTGTGTGAATGTATTATCTGATGACATCGCCAAGCTCCCTATTCATACCTATCAAAAATTAGAAAGCGGGATCGAGCGAAAGCCGAGTCATCCGGCTGCCTATGTTGTCTATGCTCGGGCCAACCCTTACATGACCGCGTTCACCTGGAAAAAACTCATGATGACTCATGTTTTGACTTGGGGGAATGGCTACTCATACATTGAGTTTGGAGCCAACGGCTATCCAAAAGGCTTGTATCCATTACGGCCGGACGCTACAAATGCCTTTGTTCATCCAAAAACGGGCATGCTGTGGTATCAAACTGTTCTCAATGGGCAGACAGTGGAACTTTTTGAGCATGAGGTATTACATTTCAAAGGCCTTTCCACTGACGGCATACAAGGAAAATCACCCATCGGCGTAGTTCGCGAACACATTGGAGCTCAGGCCGCCGCAACAAAATATAATGCGAAGCTGTATAAAAACGAGGCAACGCCGCGTGGGATCTTAAAGGTTCCTGCTTTTTTAGATGAGAAGCCGAAAGAAAATGTACGTAAAGAATGGAAACGAGTCAATCAAGGTGAAAATATTGCGATCATCGACAACGGTCTTGAATATCAACCCATCGCTATGCCGCTGCAAGAGGCACAATTCGTGGAATCGATGAAATTCAATAAGGCCCAAATATCGATGATTTACAAAGTACCTTTGCACAAGCTTAATGAGCTGGATAAGGCTACATTTTCAAATATCGAACACCAATCCATTGAATATGTGAGAAACACTCTCCAGCCGTGGATTATTAATTTCGAACAGGAGCTTAACGTTAAGCTCTTTATGGACCATGAAACGGAATCCGGCCACTATGTGAAATTCAACATTGATAGTGAGCTGCGCGGAGACAGCAAGACACAGGCCGAATATTTGAAAATACTCCATGAAATCGGCGCCTTAAATAAAAACGAAATCAGGGCATTAATTGAGCGGAATCCGATTGAATACGGAGAAAAATACATGTCCAGCTTAAACTATGTTTTTCTGGACTTTATGGAGGAATACCAGCGGCTTAAAGCTGGCGGTGCCCTGAAGGGAGGTGACAAAAAGGATGAAGGATAAAGAGATTCGGCAGTTAACCACACCTATAGAAATTCGTTCTGAGGGTGAGGATAAAAGCGAATTTGTGGAAGGATATGCCCTGAAATTTGAAAAATGGTCTGAGCGGCTTGGGGGGTGGTTTAAGGAAATTATTAGTCGGAATGCCCTGAATTCGACCGATCTAACAAATGTCATCGCGCTGTTTAATCATCGGCAAGATTTCCCGTTAGCTCGAAATACCGTCTCAGGGGACACAGGGCGGCTTGAATTAGAAGCGGACAACATAGGTCTCAAATTCCGTTTTAAGCCGTCAGATACGTCATACGCGCGTGATTTGATGGCGAATATAAGAAGCGGTGTCATAAACCAGTGTTCTTTTGCTTTTTCCTTAAATCACAATGAGGCGGATGCTGATGAATGGCGGTTTAATGATGAGGAAGACATTTATGAAAGACGGATCAATAAAATCCATCGCATTTATGATATTTCACTTGTCACCACCCCGGCCTATAGTGACACTGAGGCAGTTGTCGGATCCCGGAGTTTGGAGAAAGTTGAGCAGCTCAAAGAAGCCCGGAAATTTCCGGATGACAATTTGAAAATGGAATTAGAACTATTAGACCTTATTCTCCCTGAATAGAGGTCTTTTTTGTGTCTAAAAACAAGGAGGAAACATTTTATGCCAATGCAAATGAGCAAAAAAGAAATTGAATTGAGACAACAATTTACGGAAAAGAAAAAAGAAGCTGATCAAAAGCTGCAGGAGGGAAATGCCGAAGAGGCTCGTACGCTTCTTGACGAGGCCAAGACCTTAAAAAATCAAATTGAATTATTGGCGGAAGGCCGTTCTCTTGCTGTTCCAGAATTACCGGAAGATAATTTTGGTTCTAAATTGGGGAGCGATGTGCAAAATCGATCAAACGGAAATGAAGACAAGGAAGAAAGACAAAAAGAATTTACTTCTGTCTTTGTCAAATCAATTCGTGGTAAGCGTCTGACTGAGGAAGAACGGGATTTACTTGAAAGCCCTGAATTTAGAGCTATGTCCGGTAAAAATGAGGAAGACGGAGGCATTTTAATTCCTGAAGATATTTCGAGAACTATTAAAGAATTAAAGCGGGAGCAGGAACACCAGCTTGAACAATACGTGACAGTAGAACCGGTTGCCACGCGTTCAGGAACAAGAATGCTTGAGAAAAACAGCGACATGACTCCATTCGCGGTTCTTGAAGAAATGGATGAAATTCAAGAAACAGATCAGCCGAAATTCAGCAAGCTGTCCTACAACATTGTTGATTATGCTGGAATCTTGCCTCTTTCAAATACATTGCTGCAAGATACAGACCAAGCAATTATGAACTATGTGGCAAAGTGGTTCGCCAAAAAGTCGATCACAACCCGTAATGCGCTTATTCTTGGAACTCTTGAAAAACTGAAAAAGGTTGATTTTAAAGGGTTAGATGCCATTAAGAAAACCCTTAATGTGACCCTTGATCCTGCGATTTCACCAAACGCTATCATTATGACGAACCAAGACGGCTTTGATTACCTTGACAATTTGAAAGATGGTGACGGCCGTTATCTTCTTAAAGACAACCCGACTGAGCCAACACAAAAAATGCTGTTTGGCCGCCGGGTTGTTGTCGTTTCTAACAGAGTGCTGAAAACAAAATCAGGAAAAGCACCTGTGATCGTTGGGGATCTGAAAGAGGCAATTGTCTTGTTCGACCGTCAACAGCAGTCTATCGCTTCCACGGATGTGGGTGCCGGTGCATTTGAAACCAACACAACAAAAGTGCGCGCTATTGAACGCGAAGATGTCAAACTATGGGACTCTGAAGCGGCCGTATATGGTCAGTTAACACTTGAAGAGGCAGCAAAATAATAAGGAGGAAGCCTTGATGTCACATGTAACAAAAAACTATAACACCGATGGCGGGGATCGAACAGTCATAGGCGGTGTTTTAGAGATTAATGGAGGAAAAGTCATAAAGGACGGTCAGGAAGTTACTTTTGGCGGGGACGGATCAAATATCCGCGTGACTCATGAAATGCTCGATGACAAATCCGTTCGAAGTAACAACATCGGTACCGGCAGTGTAATGGAAGAGCATTTGAACTCGACTATCTTGAAGCGTTTTACCGATATTGAAGCCAAGCTGAAAGAGTTAGAGGGTTCATCTGGCACTGAATAAAATTTCAAGCAAAGGATGATGAAAAATGGCAGAACAATTTTTAAATCAAAGTAATGGCGTTTACACTTCCGCAGAGGATGACGGCACAGGTAAGCCTGTAACAGCTGTCTATTTGAAGAATAACAGTGAAGACAACCCTTTATACATTAAAGGGATGCAGGGGGAACCAGGGCCCCAGGGACCAAAAGGGGAAAAAGGAGATACCGGCCCGCAAGGCCCACAGGGAGAGCCAGGCCCTAAAGGCGACAAAGGTGACCCTGCTGTCATTGAAGAAAAAAGCATTACCCATGAAATGCTTGGTGACAAGGTAGTAAGAAGCAATAACGTAGGAACAGGTAGCATCATGATGGAAAACTTAAACAGCGAAGTAAAGGCCTTACTTGATAGCCTTCAATCTCAAATTGATGAGTTGAAAGAAAAAGTGGCAGGCTCTGACGATTCTGCGAACAATGAGCCACAAGAATAAGGCGGGTGAACCATCATGAATTTGGTGGATATGAAAAATTATCTCCGCCTGGACCATTCTGAAGATGATCAAATGTTAACGCAATTTATTGCGGCAGCGAAAAGCTATATTGTCAATGCTATTGGGCGGTTTGTTGATGGACACCCACAGTTTGAAATTGTGGCCCACATGCTTGTCGCGCATTGGTATGAAAACAGAGGGATGTATGAGTCAGGGACAACCGGCTCGTCCATCCCTTTTACTGTTGAAAATCTATTGACGCAGCTGCGTTATACGGATGATGAGGTGCAGGAAGATGAAGAGAAAGAGGCCTAGCGATCTGCGGTACCGCCTGACCTTTCAAAAGAAGACCGAGATTCAGGATGAAGAGTTGAACTGGAGCGAAACTTATATTGATTTATTCACCGTCTGGGGCGCTGTGGAGGGCTTTAGCTCTCTCGGAAACAATGAGTCTATGGTTGCGGGGGCGTGGGGCGTTAAATCACCTAAAAAGATCACAATTCGGTTCCGGCAAGATATTCAACGCGATATGAGAATTGTTGAACAGATCAGCACAAATGAAAAGGGTGAACCTGTTTTCCGAACCTTTGACATCCTTGACTTTAACGATCCTGAAGACTCAAAAAAGTGGCTTGAAATTATGTGCCAGGAGGTGGGGCTCAATGGCTGAAATGAACTTTGAAGGGCTGGCCGACCTAGATCGATATTTTGAAAGAATCGGTGAAGACGTGGAAAAGGCGGAAGATGTGGCTTTGCAAGCCGGCGGAGAAATTATCGCGCAGCACCAGCGACAAAATGTCAATCGAAGCGGTAAAAATCAGCCCCATATAGCTGATAACATTACGGTTTCAAAGGCTAGGGAATCCAAAGGCGCAGAAAAATTCGTTTCAATCGGACCTAATAAAAAAGTTGCCTTTCGGGCTGCCTTCTTAGAATATGGGACATCAAAAATGCCGCCGTATCCTTTTATCGAAAAAGGCAGGGATGAAGGGGAGGCGTCAGCTGTGGAAGTAATGGCCCGCATTCTAACAGCGCCAATCAAATGAGTTTTGATGCAAAAGCAGAATTGAGCGCTGCCCTGGTTAACGATTTCTCATTAAAAGAACTGGTGACAGGCGGCTTTCATAATAGAGTCGCTTCAGACGTTAACGCATACCCAAGAATCATGTATACCGAATTGAAAAATGCTGATGATTCATATGCCGATAATCAGGCGCAATCCTCGGAGGTTCGCTTTCAGATCAGCATTTTTACCAATTCAAATACGGTCAGTCAAGAAACCAAAATCGCAAAAGAAATTGACCGGCTTATGAAGTCAATCGGTTACGGCCGATACGATTCTCAAGATTTATACGAAGAGGCGGACAAGGTTTTTCACAAAGCAATGCGATATAAGAAAGCTTTTTTAAAGGAGGAAAAGTAGTGGGACAAACAATTTACGGTTTAGATATGTTTCATTATGCAGTAGTCGATCAGGATGATGAAAAAGACTTGAAATTCGGTATCCCAGAGCGGATTCCGGGAGCCGTTAGCATAAAGGTAGACCCAAAATCAGAGCAAACAAAATTTTATGCGGATAACGGCGTCTATGACATTTTTAATAGTATGGGCGATATTGATTTAGAAGCTGAAATGGCCGATTTGCCAATGAGTGTACAAAAGAAAATTTATGGTCATTCAGAAGAAAATGGGGTTTCCTTTGGAAGTGCTGATGACCAGGCAATTCATCTGGCTTTCGGCTTCAGATCGAAGAAATCAACAGGCGGATACCGGTATTATTGGTTTCTTAAAGGACTACCTGAATTAATGCCAATCGAATCAAAGACGACCGAAGACAAAGCTGATCCGGAAAGCGCTAAGTTCAAAGTTTCATTTATGCCACTTCAAAGCCCGAAAGGAAAACGGCGCTGGAAAGCGCAAGCAGAGGACAGCGAAACATTTAACGGTGAAAACTGGTTTAATCAAGTTGTATATGATGGTTCTGCTTTTGCAACAGATGCTAAAACCGAAGCAATTGGTTTAGGTAAATAAAGAATTTGGAGCGCTTATAGGCGCTCTTTTTTATTGTCCAAAAACAGGGAGGAATCAAGATGGAGCCTATTTCAATCAATCTCAGAATCAATGGTAAAAACAAAAAGTTTGTCACACCAAATTTCATTTCAGGAAAGCTGTTTCGGGACGCGGCCGAGATCGCAGAAGATATTGAGTCAACCGACCCTGAACGCATCTACACTGAAAAGCAAATTGAATTTATCTGTGCTGCGTTTGGAAACAAATTCACAGCTGATGAATTTGAAAATGGCATTGATGCCAGGCTGGTCACCAGAACAATTTACGGCACAGCAAACTACGTTTTAGGAAATATCGCTGAGGCAAGTCAGATTTTAAACCCTGATCCAAAAGAGGGTGAAGAGCCGGGGAAGTAAATTTGTCTGACGCTGTCATTGACATGTACAACGCGTTAGAAGAAATCGGCTATACACAAAACCAGATTGATGAAATGGACATTCTTTATCATCTGCGGCGCCTGGCCCGCCGAAAAGAAGCCGGTGGAAAGCCGACAGGAGAGAAAGAAGAAAAGCGTCTTTACATTGACCAGGTGTTGGGGTAAGGGGGTGACCGATTGGCAAAGGATGTAAGGATTAACCTGTATTCAAACTCAACCCCATTCCGAAAGGAAATGCGTGCAGTTGCTCTGCAAATGAAAAACGTCAAATCTGAGTTTGAAAAAAATCGTACAGCTGTAGGCGTATGGGGCAATGAATTAAGGACGTCTCAAGAGAAGGCGAAAACACTCAGCCAGCAGCTGGACATTCACAAGCGGAAAGTGAAGGCTCTTGAAAGGGCCTATGCTGATTCAGCTATCAAAAAAGGTAAAGATGCACAGGAAACACAGACATTATCCCGGCGGCTGAATTATGCCACAGCTGAAATGAATAAAACGCAAAATGCTTTGACACAGACCACGCAAAGGATCAAAAGGCTGGAGGATGAAGCAAGGCGCGCTTCTTCTGCCATCCATAGAATGGGCCAAAGAATGAATACAGTTGGCAGCACAATGAGGAATGTCGGCTCATCTGTGGCTATGACATCAGGTATTGCCTTCAGTGGTTTAGTCCTACCTTTAAAAGATGCGGTTCAAGTCGGCATGGATTTTGAAAAGCAAATGAGCAAAGTGCAGGCGATTTCCGGCGGTACCGCAAAAGAGGTTGCCAAATTAACGGAACAGTCCAAAGAACTTGGAGCAAGCACATCTTTCACAGCAAGCCAAGCCGCAGAAGCACAGAGCTTTCTTGCGATGGCCGGGTTTAAAACCAATGAGATTTACGGGGCTATGCCTGGCATGTTGAGTCTGGCCGCGGCTGGACAGCTTGAACTTGGATCAGCTGCAGATATTACATCAAACATCATGTCTGCCTTTGCATTAAAGGCCGAGGACTCGGCACATGCTGCCGATGTCATAGCTTATGCGGCATCAAATGCTAACACAAACGTTGAAGAAATGGGCGAGGCCATGAAATACCTTGCACCAAATGCAAACTCACTCGGCTGGGGCATGGAAGAATCGGCTGCCGCGATCATGGCGTTTGGCGACGCCGGTTTACAAGGTTCTATTGCCGGTCAGGCTTTTGGTACGTCTCTTATCCGTCTGGCAACTCCTACCCGGAAGGCTCAAAAAGAAATTAATAAGCTCGGTTTTGAATTTTTTGATGCTGCCGGCAATATGAAAAGTCTGCCGGAAGTCGTTGCGGAAATGGAAAAAGGCATGAAGGGGATGACCAAAGAGCAGCAGGCTGCAACCCTGAAAACAATTGTGGGGGCTGAAGCATACAAGCAGTGGGCTGTCCTTCTACAAAAAGGCTCGAAAGCGCTCGGAAAAAACACGGAAAAACTGAAAGAATCCGACGGCGCGGCCAAAAAGATGGCTGACACAATGCTTGATAATGCACAAGGAAGCATTACAAAGTTTCAGTCGGCTATGGAAGGCGCAAAAATCGCGCTGACAGAAGGGCTTCTTCCTTCAATCGGTGACCTTGCGGATAAAGGTGCTGCCCTGCTTACCATGTTCAATAACCTTGATAAAGGCACTCAAGAAACCATAGGGAAAACCGCGCTTCTTGCTGCAGGCGTTTTGGGTGTGACAACTGCGGTCGCTACGCTTACGGCCGGAATCGGTGCCTTGTTAGCCTTCACCGGTCCTGTGGGATTGGCTATCGTCGGCGGGACGGCTTTACTTGGTGCTTTGGGAGTCACCATGTATGCCGTTTCTGAACAGACCGAAAACATGAAGAAGAAGCAGGAGGAAGCCAGGGAAAAAACTTTGCTGTTTGGTGAAGGAGTTTCAAAGGCAACACAAAAAGCCGCAGGCTCTTATGTGGATTTGAGGGAAAAAGCGGAATCCCAACTTTTTGAGCTGACACGGGTTTCCGGCGAGGAAGCCGATAAGATGGCTGCAAAATTAGTTCAAACGTATTCTGATATGCGAGACGAACTAATACAACAGCTTGAGATGTTGAAAAAAGATGCGATTGTTGTAATTGAAGGCTTGATGGAAGATACCGATAAGAACACCCAAAAAGCCGGTGAAAAAATCGTGGACAAAATGGTCGGCGATATAGACGCGGATATCGGAGAAGCCAGAGAAAAAGTCAAGGAACTGCAAAAACTTCAGAAAGAAACCGGTCTTGTCTCTTCCAAAATGAATGATGCTCAGAAAAGGAAATTCAAAGAGATCATTTCATATTTTGAGGAATCAACCAGCAAATTTGCGGCCAACCAAAAAGAAGCCTTGGCGATGCAAAAGGCTGTAAATGATCAGCAGGGAAAGCTTTCTTACAAACAAGCAAAAGAATACAACGATAAGATCAAAAAAGTTTATGACGACGGGAAAAAAGCCGCAAAAGAAGATTACGACTATCGGAATAAAATCTTAAACCAGCTGTATGCCCAGGGCTATATCGATGCTCAGCAAAAAGAGGCTCTCTTGAAAAAAAGTTCAGCTGACTATCAAAAAACCTTAGCCGAAAATACAGCTTCATATGAAAAAAATTCTCGTGCTCTTTTTTCAAAAATGTCCAAGGACGGAAAATTGCTAGACCTGGAAACCGGCAAAGCTCTTGAAAAACAAAAGAAGTTCTTTTCCAATTCCATGGGTATGGTACAAACTTTTGATGAACAACAATTTGAATATGAAGAACGTTGGGCACAAAAGCAAATTGAATATTTAAACAAACTCGGAGATAGCAAAGAAAAAGCTATTGAGACGACTAGACAAGCTCTTGAGGATTTTTATGTCGGTCTCGGAAATACCCAGGAGGAAGCCGAAGCAAAGGCAGATGAAGCGATCCAAAACGTCCTAAAAAAAATGAACGGTGGTAAAAAAGAAGCTGAACAGGCGGGACGAGAAAAAGGATCAGCCTTTAATCTGGGGCTAAGTAGTACATTAGGTCAAGCCCAGGCTACGGGAAGCCAGGTTGAAAAAGGAGCCAATCAGGGGTTAAGCCAAGGGAAGAACCAGCCGAAGCTCTTTGGTATGGAAAAAGGTAATGCCTTTGCTCTGGGGTTAAGAAATACGCTCGGGATTAATAAACAATCCAGCAGCGTGCTTCGCCAATCCGTTAACACGGAACTGTCTAAAAACAGCGGTCAGGCTCGTGCAGCCGGGAAGGAAAAAGGGGATCAGCATAATGCTGGTTTAAATTCTACAAAGGCGAAAAACAGTACAACTGCAGCAAGTCTTTCAAAAACCGTGTCCGGTCGGCTCGGCCAGACAACAGACGGCGGAGGCGGTAAGAAAGCAGGTATGGACTTGACCAAAGGTTTGTTAAGCCAGCAAACACCTTCTTATAACGCTGGTTCCAAGGTTTCAAACAAAGCAAAATCCGGCCTGGAAAGTGTGAAGTCAGACAGTGTGGGATCGGATTTTGTCTCTGGATTTGTCAAAGGAATTGAGGGCGGAATCGGAAGCAACTCGCTTTTTAGTGCGGCATGGAATCTTGGTAAATCTGCAATATCTGCATTGAAAAAGTCGATTGCTTCAAAATCTCCCGCCAAAAAGACCATTACGGAAGGTCACAACTTTACAGACGGTTTTGCTATCGGGATAAACAAAACAGCAGCCCGCGCAAAACGAAGCGCCCAGGCGTTAGGGCAAGGAGCCAACCTGTCACTTAAACAGGAGATCAACAAAATGGCTTACAACATAAAAGGCGCGGCTGATGAGTTGTTGTCCTTGCGTTCGGAGTTAGTCGTCCGAAATGAAGTTGATACACCTTCTTTGAATCAGAAGCTTGATGCTCTCATTACGCTTCTTTCTAATGGTTTATCGTTTGGAGGACAACCAGAGCCGGCGGCCGCGGGCGGGCCAATTAGAATTTATCCGGCGCCTGTCAATATTGATGGAAAACAAGTGGCGGAAATCGTTTTTGAACAAGGTGACGGCAGGATTTTGGATAGGAAGAGTTTAGACCGATATGATCAAAATGCTTATCAGAGTGGGGTGAGACGAACCTGATGAACCTTTATTTAGATTTTAATAATGGCCTGGGGGAACAGAGCTTATCAAGTTTGCTCCCCCATTTTAAGTTGCTGAGCTTTACGCCTGATTCACCGGCCATTGAACGGGAAACAGTGAAGATACCGAGGGTCAACGGCCTTGTCTTGCCGCAGCATCCCCGCGATGTTGTTTTTAAAGAGCGATCTATCAAGGTAGAAATTCTATTAAACTCGATCATCGCAGAAAATTTTTATCAGTACAGGCGGGAGCTTTATGCACTGTTGGTGAAGCCGTTCCCTTACTATATTTCGACTGACTTATTGCCGAACCTCCGTTTTCTTGTAACGTGTGACGGTAGCTTTAGCATACCGAAAGAGAAACAGAAAAACCAAACTTCATTCACGGTTGATTTTAATAACATCGACGGCCTGGCCGAATCAAAATTTACGTCTCTTACAAAACAGAATTTTCATGGGGAACACTGGAGCCCAGGCATGAATATTCAAATGCGGGACGACCTGGAATACATCTTTAAAAACCGAAAAAGATTTCAGGTTTATAACACGGGTGATGCCTATATTAACCCCATGCAGCATGACTATAATGTGACCTTACGAGCTAAAGGAAAAAACGTGACGATCATCAACCATACAAGTGGCGAAAAGCTGAAAATCGAACATGAGTTGAAAAAATCTCAGCCTGTCACTTTTGTAAAACAGTATACTGTGATCAATAACAAACCCGTAAAAACATCTGGCCGGCTCCCCGGGCTCGATATCGGAATGAATGAGTTTGAAATTCAAAATACCGATGATTTTGAAATCACATTCGATACCCGTTTCTATTACGGATAAGGAGCAAGCAAAATGGCAAATTCAGATTTTATAAAAGAAATTGCAGCTGACGCACAAAGAATATATAAAAAATATGATATTCTTGCGTCTCTCATTATTGCTCAAGCCTGTTTAGAGAGTGCATGGGGGACAAGCGGACTCGCTCAGAAGGGTAAAAACTTATTCGGTATCAAGGGTACTTATAACGGTCAATATGTCCTCATGTGGACGACTGAATATGATAAACACGGGAAGCCCACCCAAGTGCAAGCCAAGTTCCGCAAGTATCCATCTCGGTATGCTTCCCTTCAAGATTTAGCCAGGCTGTATGTAAACGGAACAAGTTGGGATCCCGATCACTACAAAGCTGTGGTAGGTGAAAAAGATTATAAGAAAGCGACAGCCGCCCTTGTAAAGGCCGGGTATGCGACTGATCCCAATTACGCTACTAAACTGAACAGTATCATTTTCACTTATAAACTCACACAATATGATTCTGTGGATGGGGTGCCGGACGAGCCAGATGAACCTGAAATCCCGATACCGGAGCCGGAATATCCAAGCAAGGAGTATGACGGGAAAGATGTCCCTCTCAATCAAAATCTGCCTTCTGATGTTGATTTTCCACAGCTGCACGTATCAACAAAGGACGGTAAAAATGTAGTGGAAATTACGGGCGTTTCTGTCGATCTGACAGACGATACGACAGGAAAAAAGAGCTTTACCTTCTCCATCACTAAAACACAGGAGAACGCCATAGAATTTGATTTGTTAGTGAACGACAATATTCTTTATCTGGATGAAAGGAAATTCAATCATCAAAAGTATTACATTACAAACGTTGACCTGCGGCAAGAAAATAATGTCCTTAGGAAAACAGTTTCAGCCAGTCACATTTTTTCGGTTCTACTGATCAATAATTATGTGAATGAAACTGCTTCTAAAAAAATGACGATTAAAGAGGCTTTTGATATTGCTTTAAAAGATACCCCTTTCAAATATGAATTGAAGTCTCCAGAAAGTGACTTCCCTATTGCCGAGCAAGAAAACTTTGGAGACGGAAATTCAACGGAATTGGTGGATAAAATTATTTCGGAGTACGGTCCTGAGCTGGATGTTGATAATTATAAAATACTTGTTTATAAGAAAATGGGGCAAAAAATCAATTTCACCTTAGATTCGCGCTATAACATGCCAGGCATTTCTATTGAGACAAATTCACAAAACAGTACAACGCGTGCCTGGGGTTACGGGGCGTTGAAGAAGAGCAGCACTGACAGTAAAAACCCACAATATGAATTTGAGCCGATCTTATACGTACATCCGGATGAAAAAAAGTTTTTACTCGAGGGCCTGCCGCGCTGGGCTGATCCAATTAAAGATGAAACCATAAAAAAAGCCAGCAGCATGATTTCTGCTTTGAAAAAGCGTGTAAATCCTTATCCGGAAATGACAATTGAAGCAGACTTCCAAAAAATCTATGAGCCAAAGCTTTTAGAAATTGAACAGGGTTTCTGGAAAGGCGACACGATTCATGTCCTGGCTGATACGGCAGCGGGAATCACATTTGAAGATGATGTGAGACTGATTTCTATTCAGTACAACCCGTTAAACCCATACAGCAGCCCGAAACTAACATTCGCGAATTTCAGAAAAGACATTCAGGATGTTGCAGTAAATCAGGCCAAACAACTAAGGGATCAAAAACGATATATTGATCAGCTTTTTAAAACGCTCAGGTAGGCGTTTTTTTATTTTGCCAAAAAAGGAGTGAACAATATGGTTCGGCTAATTAAGGACTATGATCATACACGAAATTCCCGCCATCAAGCACAGTTAAGATCAGATATGCAAAGTATAGAAAGTGGTTTAAATGATCAAGAAATTAAGCTTCAGTCCCATAAAAAAGCTAAAACCGCCCACACGTCGGATCAAATCGACCACGGCGGGTTTTCTTTGCGCACATATATAGACGGCTTGTATAATCGGTTTCGCAACTTGATTCTAAACACTGACGGTACAAACGTAAAAGAAGTAGTGGATGCCCGTGTAGATGCTGATGGAAATATCCAACCATTGTTGAAAGAACGGCTCGATAGGGAATATAAGAAGCTCCTACAAAAAATCAAACGGACTGTAAACGTCGACGATTTCGGAGCTGATCCGACAGGCGTTAAAGATAGTACCGAAGCCTTCCAAAAAGCTATTGGTACCGGTAAAGTCAGACTGAATCTATCGGCCGGAACCTATATAGTAAAAGGCGTAAAACTTCCGTCCTGGACGTATATGATCGGTCAGGGTATAGGAGTCACCACACTGAAACTTCACGAAGATACGCCGGCCAGCGAATGGGTCGTAACAAACGTGGATCATGCAAAAGGAAACCGCAATATTATGGTCGAAGGAATGTCACTTGACTGGAACCCAAATCGACAAGGCGGTGTAGGTGCAACCGGTGGTTTGCATTCAAGCTGCCTAACCTTTGCGAATGTTAAATTCGGAATTGCCCGCGAAGTAGAGGGTATTAATCCAGGTCTTCATTGTTTCGATGCGTCTGCGCCAACTTATAATATTTCGGACGCTGACTATACGAAAAATGGCTGCCGGTATATATGGTTTGATCGATGTGTCGGTTCGGGGTATGGCGATGATGGGGTAACTACGCATTATGGTGAATACATCTTTATTACACGGTGTGTTATGACAAATCCAAGTGGAAAGGCGCATGCTGCAGGAGCGGCCAATTCCAATGGTATCGAGGTAGACGACGGTTCTAAAAACGTTTGGGTCATCGACTGTTACACGGAAGGCAACGTGCGAGGCGTCGAAGTAAAGGCGCATACGGAATGGCCGGCACCGTCAAACGTCCATATACGCGGCTGCGAATCTTACCGTGATGTTCGAGCATTTGATTTGCGTCACATCGGCCACCACTTGGCAAGCGATCCATGGAGTGAAACAGCTAGAGACGTTACAATAATTGATTGTACTGCTCGGGAACCGATATTTAATGATCTTTATGCCGGATTAGAACCGAAAGCGCTTGTTGTTTCAGCTTACCAGCGCGTCATGATTTCTAATTTCCGGGCGATCGGTGATCCGACATATGACTATAAAGGAACGCCAATAATTGCTTTTCAATACAAAAGCCGAAAAATTAATGTTAATGGTTTACAAGTATACGGATTTGCGAGGGCCGGTTCTGATATTCACGTTATTGGGGGCGATCAACGAACGGATGACGTTCACATTTCAAACTTCGCGATCCACGATTCGGCACCGGTCGGGATTAGTTTAGGCGGCGGTGTATATTTTGTCACCTTAATGAATGGTATTGCACACACAAGAGGCGGAACCGCCGGAATTACATCTCCGAACAACCAAGCAAATATTATCGCGGTACGTGCTTACGGTTATACGGATGCGGCAGTTATTGCGGGTGAACGTTATTCCTCCGTTCCAAATAACATTAAAAGCGGATTTCGGGCGGCTTCATCTTCCGGATCTCCGTTGACTGACACAAGCGCAATCATCGCGTCAACGGGAAGCGGGAAAGCGAAAGGCGAGGCGAACGCACTCATAGCAACCCGTGGTGGTTCCACGACTGAAGGTTCGCGCTCTACCGTAATAGGCTCGAATAATTCACACGTAAAAGGATCGGGTTCAGTGTCGGCAATGGTCCTCGGATCGGTTAACGTCATAAACGATAAAAGTTATACCACCGTTTGGGGATATGGCAGCGAGCCATCTGCCGCGAACAAACGAGCCGAAATAAATGCGAAGGCGGGAACGGTTCGAGGTACCGGCGCCGTCGAAAGTGTATCTGATCTAAAAGACCTCGCGGAATACTTTGAATCCAAAGATGGCCGAAAAATTGAATCCGGTTATCTGGTGACCTTGGACGGCGACAAAATTCGGAAAGCAGAAAAAGGCGACAAGGTTTTAGGCGTTATTTCTGAGACGGCTGGCGTCATTATGGGTGGCGCAGCTTTTTATTGGAATGATCGCTATTTAAGAAATGAGTTTGGTGGCATTATCTATGAAACCATCAATGAAAATGGCCGAGAGATTAAGGTCCCGAAGGAAAATCCAAACTATAACCCTGATCTTGAATACATCCCGCGGGAAGAACGGGACGAGTGGCATGTCGTCGGCTTGGTCGGGCAGGTATATGTCAGAATTGATGAAACTGTTCAGGCGGGGGATCGCATCGTGCCATCTGGCGGAATAGGGACTAAATCCGAGGATGGCCCAGGCTTTTACGTGATGCGTATTAAACAACCGTATTCTCTTCAAAAAGGCTATGGTGTCGCCCAGGTCTTCATGCACCCACAGATGTAAGGAGGTTTAGTGATGATTTATAAAGAAGGCGAGGTATCATTTGATATTAACGTACAGAAAACCGCGGCCAAATCAACCAATATACAGTTTTTCACCCAGGACACGGGCAGCGCAAAGCTGTCCTTTTCTTTTACAAAAGACGGCGCTCCGTTGCCCCTTTCGGCCGTAGACGCCAAAATCGTTCTATTGTATGCGGATGACTCATTTTATAAACGCAGCTTGACGCTGACGGATAAAGTAAACGGGAAAGCAGAATATGTCTTATCCGATGAAGAGCTTAAACATTACGGCCAGGTCAGAGCTGAGATCAAACTATATTATACGAACGGACAGGCGATTGCGACAGTTTATTTCACTTTCTCCATTGCGAAAACGTTAGAAGATCAAAATATTATCCCTGTGGCTGAGTATTACATTGATGATGTTGAAACGTTTCGGGCGAGCATTAACAAAACAATGGATGAAATCAGCCAAACCATTGAGGAACTTAAAGCCAAGTTTGCTGATCTTGAGAACATCGAAACAAAGGACGGCGCCCAGGAAAAAGCAAATGCTGCGGAATCAAATGCAAAAGTTTACATTGACAAGCATGCGAACAATAAAGATAATCCGCACAATGTGACGAAAGCCCAGATCGGTTTATCAGAAGTGATGAATATAAAGCAGGCAGCAAAAATTGATTTCGATGCCCATAATCAAGACAGCTCACGACATATTACATCAAGTGAAAGAACAAAGTGGAATGAGGCAGAATCCAAAATAAATGACCATGTTAATAGCAAGTCTAATCCGCATCAAGTAACAACGAAGCAGGTTAATCTGATTAATGATTCTGCTTTTCAAGATGCTTCTTATGATGGAAATAATTATCCTGATGGAATTTCAACCTTTCCACTTTTAGCTAATGAGGCCATAGGATACCCAGGTTCTTATGGCGGGATTTTAAATGTGAAGTCAACTCAATACCGGTTTGCTCAGTTTTTCTTACCTGCAGGAAATATAAAAGACCCAAGAATCTCTATAAGGTATTGGTATCACAGCCAAGGATGGACAGATTTTATGACGCTTGTAACTTCCACAGATCTGGAGGCAGCCGAAAAGCAAATAGATACCTTAAAACAGCAGAACGCTTCTTTGTCTTTACAAATAGCGCGTCTTCAGGCCGATATTGAAGCGCTAAAAGGTGGTGCGTCTTCATGAAGTATCCAGCTTTATCAGATATAAAACAGTTTTATGATTGGGGGTGTTATACAGATGATGACGTGCGAGAATATGTGAAAATTAATTGGATCACTCCAGCAGAATATGAACAAGTCACAGGCAAGAGCTATGATAAGCCTGCCTTCAGTGTGGACTTGGGTATGACTATCACCCTATAAGGGTGTTTTTATTTTGCCTCAGGGGAGGTGAATACGATGTGAGAACAGGAGGATTTCAGGACATGCCACAAGCGAATGATTATGATGTTTTACAAAAAGAAATTGCAGAAATCAAAGCAGATCAAAAAACACAAGATCAGCGGATCACTACCCTCGAAAGGACGTCTGACCGACATGATCAGCAGATCATTTCAATCAATGAAAAGCTGAACAAGATCGAGGAAAACACAACTTGGATCAAGCGCAGCATTACGGGCGCGATCGTTACTGCGATTAGTACCGGCATCATCGGCGGCGCAATCGCTGTTTTTTATAATCTACTGCAAAAATAGGAGGAATACACATTATGAAAAACTTAGACAAAGGCACGGTCGTCCGGACGGTGCTTCTTTTTATTGCATTGGTAAACCAGACATTGATCATGTTTGGAAAGTCAGCATTGCCGATCAGCGAGGATCAGGTCAATACGTTGGCCGACGCTTTGTATTTGGCGGGCTCTACGATTTTTACAATCGTCACAACGGTGGTCGCTTGGTTTAAAAACAACTATGTCACCGATAAAGGTAAGCAGCAAAAAGAAGTTTTGAAACAAAAAGGATTAACAAAATGAGGTTGCTGGCTGGCAGCCTTTTAACTAATTTAAAGGAGGATTTTAATAATGGGAATCAAAGGAATCGACGTATCACACTGGCAAGGAAACATCAATTGGAAGAAAGTTGCGGGGGACGGTATTAAATTCGGCTTTATCAAAGCAACAGAAGGAACAACCCTAAAGGACAATAAATTTGAAACGAATGTTTCAGGTGCGAACGCTGCTGGGATTAAAACGGGAGCCTACCACTTTGCAAGATTCGGTTCAAAGTCAGAAGCATTGGAAGAAGCGAGATTCTTTTTATCAGTTGTCAAAAAGGTCAGTCTCTCATACCCTCTTGTTCTTGATCTAGAAGTGAATCAGAGGAATGTTGGTAAATCAGTTTTGACAGATGCAGCAGTGGCCTTTTTACGGGAAGTTGAAAAAGCCGGTTATTTCGCCATGATTTATAGCGGCAAGTCTTTCCTTGAGAATTGCCTTGATGAATCTAAACTGAAGCCATTTGCATTATGGGTCGCCCGTTACAACAACAAACTTGGTCGGGATGCAGATATTTGGCAGTATTCTGATTGTGGAAAGGTGGCTGGCATTTCCGGTAATGTGGACATGAACATTTGCTACCGTGACGGTTTACGTGCACAGGCAGCTGTAAAAACTGAAAAAACATCCTCAGTAAAACCTGTTTCAAACAAAAAGTCAGGGAAATCCAACACGACTTACACTGTCAAAAAAGGAGACACACTTTCTGAAATAGCACAGAAATACGGAACAACTGTTAAAGCTCTTCAGAGTTTGAACAACATAAAAGACCCAAATAAGATTTATGTTGGCCAGAAATTAAAGATTAGCGGTAATGTATCAAAATCATCAAACAAAAAGCAGTATTACACAATCAAATCCGGTGACACTTTATCCGGTATTTCAAAAAAGTTCAATACATCAATTAAAACGCTGCAGGCTTGGAATGACATCAAGAATCCCAACAAGATTTATGCTGGCCAGAAAGTTCGAGTTAGATAAAAATCAACATTGTAGTAATAAAAAAGGGCAGGCGCTATGCCTGCTCATTTTATATCATCCTTATTAAATATCAATTTTATCCCAAATTTCTTTAATTTTCTTATTATCTATTGTTCCTTTTTCAAAAAGCTCATCTGTTGTTTTGAAAGATTGTGAATTGCTATCCCTTTCTCTGGTTAAGTACAAACCTTCATCATTTTGACTTATCCAGTAGCTCTCATCCAGATAGTAGAATTGAAATTCTTCACCCATTTCAACTCTTTCTTTAAACTCTTCAATATTCAATATTAAACACTCCTTTTTATGGTAAACGTTTAAATTTACCATCCTCTTTCCATTCAAAAATGTGTTCGTGCGGCCACTCTGGATGTTGTTTTGCATTTCCATGGTTCGTAAAATCCACATCTCGAATAGCGCGCCCTTCAGAATCATAATACCTTCTAGTTTTTACTTCACCAGTTTTCTTATCTACAACATCAACAGATGAGTTAGGAACTCCTTTTCCTGGATGTGGTATAAATGTAGTTGTTGAATGATTTGGAGAAGGTGTAATATCGATAGTTTTTCCTTTATTTGATGTTACAGTTTTTTTCTCAATCCCCGAAACTTTCTTAGACGTCTTGGCACCTTTTTCAGCCTTAGAAGCTTTCTCAGTTGTTTTTGCACCTTTCTCAACCTTGGCAATTTTCTTTGCTGATTCCTCACCTTTGAATAATTTGTAACCGCGTTTTCCGTATTTAAATGCTTTTCCAAAAGGTGTGACATAAAATCCAGCCATAAAACGATCTTTAACTGAGACAATTTCACCTGTTGCAAGGTCGTACCCAAATCCGGCTCTTACTGCATCATAAACTCCTGCAAATTCCAAACCAGTCTCTAGATATTTTTCCCATTCGCTCTTTTCAACATTTTCAGGAAGGGTGTATGCAGGTTCTATCTTGACGATTATATTACCATCTATATAAGCTCGATACACTGTGTCATTATAAGCAGTATATTTCTTTTCTAGCTTTTCTAACTCCTCTTCACTATACACTTTCTTAGAAACTTTTTGTGCCGCCAATTTCTTTGTTCGATCAGGGTCGGCGAGAGTATTCATTTCAGTGTCTTCTTTGTCTCCGACTTTTTTCAACATAACACCCATCGCTGATTCTTGATTTCCACTCAGGGTATCCATCTCATCCGGCTTTAAAATCGCGCCTTTTTGATAGCCGGTTATTTCAATTTTTGGTCCGGTATACATCTTTTCGAGCCGCGCAATGTATTTCTGCATCGTCTCAAGGTCGTTTTCAGCCGTTTTGAGGGCGTTTGTTTGCTCGCGGTCAAACGCATGCAGCTTTTCAAGAGTCGTGCTGATTTCCTTTAACGCTTTCTGATTCTGTTCGTGAAAATCGCTGTCGTTCAAATCCGGCAGATCAACGATATGACTGACTTTTGCGATTGTCGCGTTGGTCTTGGAAACCAAATGTTTCGTTGTTCGATCAGCAGCATTTAAACCATTCTCAAGTTCGTGCTCGAGAAAGGACTGTGAAATAAATCCATTATGGTTTGGTTCCAGGGAATTCAACGCGTTTTTCATTTTCTTCAGCGCGGAACTGTATTCCTCTATGAAAGTATCATAGAACTGTAGAAAAGGGGTGTGGCATTCCTCGTAAAAGGCGCGAATCGCGTCGCCGCCTTTTCCTTTTAAAGCATCATCAAGTGATGTGATGCCGTCAACGGCCTTTTTGACTTTGGCGAATTCGTCTGATTGTTGTTTTAATTGTTCCAGCGTTTGATCAATTGCATTGTGCAACGCCTGAACATCCAGAGTCTTCATGGCATTCTCCTCTAATCCTTTTAGTTACAATCAGTATAGAGTTTACCACTTTACGGAAAGGAATTGGTTAATAAATCCTGTACAACCATGAAAATGAATCGATTTACATAGATAATTAAACCTATTTTTTGTAATGCTATTTACCGTTGTAAATAGGTTTGGTATAATTAAAATATAGAAAGGAGGTGCTAAAGTGGACGAGGTGAGAAACTGGATTCTTGCTACTGCTGGAGTGGTGACCATATTCAAACACATTTATGATATATGGCAAAACGAAAGCAAAAAAAGAGGCAAGAAAAAGAAAAAGCGCTCCCGCCGGGTAAGCAAGAAGCGCTAAACATAGTGAGTGAGAGAAGGGGAGAAATCCCCTTGCTCTCCAATTCATTATATCACGTCCACAAATTATGAAACAATATTTTAAGCATTACAGCTCATTAGATATGGCAACTATGCTCATCCTAATAGCGGGCATTGTTGCAATTGATTTTGAAAAAGTCGGCACTCTCGGGAAAATCACGGGCATCATTTTATACCTGGCTGTGATTGTTACACTGTTAAAAGGATTAATTATGATTTGGAGCGAGAAGAGACATGACAGAAAACGAAAAAATTAAATTTATTCAGGAAGAGGTTTTGACAGCAGCAGAAGCAGGGGAGCTGCTTGGTGTTACACGACAGCGCTTAAGCACCCTGGTGACTTCCGCTAAACTTAAACCCGTAAAGAAGGTAGGCACTGTGAGCTTGTTCCTTTTGAGTCATGTGGAGGAATTAAAAAAAGAATTAGAGGCCGGCCGGAAAAAATACCGGCCGTATGATCAGTAGGCCCTTCTTTCGTCGAGAGGGGCTATTTCATTTTCACGCCAACAACATCCTCAAAATTTATCAAATTCGTGTCTCCCTTTGAATCCACGACATGAAAAACCTTCCGTAGCTGATTTATGTAATGGATTTTTCCTTCTATATAAATGATCTCCCCGGTTTCAGGGCCGTTAAGCATTGGCAGCTGCTTAAATACAGAAAACTGAACTGGATTATTAAACTCCATTGCTTCACTTATGACCATTTCCATATCTTCGATCTGAGACATGTCAAGAACCGGCCTTTTTACTTTGTCCTGGTTGCTTTCTAACTCACGAAGCAGGCTGACATGTTCGGGTAGCATCATAGCTGTCCATTTGATTGATCCCCGATCTTTTAAGTTGTCATCTTTCATGGTGGTGTTCATCTCCTTGAGATGATTATAAGGGAACGTTTGTTCTGTTCTCAACAAGAAAAATAACCCATTCAAAGTAAAGCCCTCTTTAAAGAGAAGGCTTTTATTTTAGTGGGCGAATTTCGATAATAAACATTTTGAAATTAGGGCGGAGCTTGAGTGTAAGATCACAGATATCATTTGAAAGTGAATAATCAGGATCAGCTTCTTTTAAAGCCTTATTTAAATCATCCTGACTAAATCCCATAGTTACAAATAAAATATAAGCAGCCCCCATACCTTTCATTGACGGCTTTGAATAATCATCGCTGTTGGAAATAAGGTTAATTCCTGTTAAAACATCTTGTTTATTGAACATTCCTGATATTATATAGTCTCTATCCGTATTAGAGTTATCCTTTTCATTAGCCAAAATCTGAACAAAATTCTCCTTCGTCTCATTTAATTCACCATCTTTATCAAGCCTGGAAAGAGGTTCCTCAATAACATCCATGTCAATACTGTCTATGTTTTTATTATATTCATCAATAAATTCATTTAGAGTAAAACCAAAATCACTCTTTGCTTCGGTGGTTTCTGTCTTCTCTTCAGCTGCAGCTGTCTGGTCGTCAGTTTTATTTTGTGGTGCACTGCTGCATCCTGCTAACACCAAAAATAAAACCAGTAATATCTTTTTCATATTGATCCCCCTCTAGTTTAAAACGAACATTTACATTTTAAAACAAATGAGGGGGATTATCCAATGTGTTAACAGTTAAGTGAACACCCACAAATGCACCCACAAAACACCCACAATCAAAAAATATTTCTTGATATTTTATCCTACATAAAAAAATGAAACCCTTATATATCAACGTTCATGACCCAATATGATATATAAAGGTAATATAGGTTATAATCCGCACACAAGTCCACCCTTGGGAGCGCGAGCAGTATATGTCTCAGTATTAATGGGTAAATCATTGATTTAAAAGAGTATTAGAAAAATAAGATGGTGGTCAAAATGAATGGTAAGACCTTAATTGATAGGTTTGACCACTTTTTGACCACCAAATTTTATAAAAAAATTACCTCATGATTGAGTTGAAATAACTTTCATAACTGTCCACTGATTTGTTTTCAGATTCTCCGATACATAGAAATGTTTGATTTAAAAAAGGGCTTAGGGATATCATCATCAACCTTAGTTAAAATGTCTAAAAGGTCATTGGCAGTCAT